GAAAGTGCCGGATTTAATTACTTAAAAACTTGGTTTGGCAAAATACGAATAAAAAATTATGATTTAGCAAGAACTCTCTGGAAATGGGGATTTCCGATATATAAAAAATATAGAGGTATGAGTACTAAAGCAGTTCAAAGAAACTGGGCAAAAACAAAACTTGTAACTGCTGAGGGAATTACAAAATATCAAAAAGTGGAATACACCCTTCATCAATGGACTGATAATTTTAAAGATTATTTAAGTTCAAATATGAGTTATTCAAGTGCTAAAAATCTTGAAGAGTTTATTGGAAAAGCAGATTGGGTTTTTATAACAGAAAGGGCTCGGAAGCGCTTTGAGAAATAATTAGCTTCAATTTGCAATTTTCATTGTGATAACGAGCTAGATTTCCTGCATTCATCATAGACTCACAATATTTGCATTTATGTTTTATCCCTATTTTTCTTTTTGTTTCTTCAGAAAGAGCTGAGTTTAATTTTGAATTTCTGATTTTATCTTTTGACTCCTCCTTCCATACTCTTTTAGAATTTGCTTGACCTATTTTATTTCGACTACTTTCTTGATGCTTTTGACCCTTTCGAACATTTCCTATTTTTTCTCTAGTTTCTTCTGAAACCGGATTTTTTCTTCTTTCAATCCAAGCTTCTTTCATTCTCCTTTTATGTTCTTCCGATTTTGGCCCTTTTAACTTTTGCTTATGACTTTCTGATTTTGGTTTTTTCATTTTTTGTTTAATCTCTTCTGAAAATTTTTTCCCTTTGTTTATTCTAGAAGATTTCTCTTTAAATTTGTTTTTTTGGGTTTCATTCAAAAGAGAATATGTATCTCCTCCATCCCCTCCATTTGTTAAATTATATCCATTAGGGTTTTTTGTATTCATCTTTGATATCCAATAAATTTCTTTTTTATTCAAATCCGATTTATCGCAAAATTCTATAATTTTTTTGGAAAAATTTGAGATCCCATATTTTTTTATAGATCTTTTTAAATAAACACCACCACCAAAATATGAATCATCGATATTATTAGTTGAGTGCTTTCCTATATATTTTTTACCAGTAATATTATTTTCTATTAGATAAATAAGATGATAATAATGTAACATAAACTTTTCTTTTTTTAAACATATAAATTATAAAATATATATCTATGTGCGCGATGCTACTTTACGCAAACGGTCTTACAGAGGAATTTAAATCTAAGGAATTTACATTTTCAGATGTAGAATTATATGGAATTTTTGAAGGATTTGATAAAATAAGATCCTTTAGACTTTATGAGGTTCCCAATACTTGGTGTATATGGGGGGAAAGAATTCCTATAGATAAAGCTACAGATGAATATAATCAAGTTGGCAGCGATATAATTCAGCAAAAATGTTTTTCTCCTATTCTTTTCATACATGATACAGAGATAAATCCAGCTTGGAGATTAACCGATGATATGATTCAGATGGGCTATGAGGATTTCAGAAAAGATCTTAATGAGTTTTTCAATGAGGTTGCAAAAGATATAGTGGAGGAGAGGGAATTAGCAAGAATTGAATCGGGGCATCCCCCTAACTTGATGGTTTTGCAGGAAGCTGGGGTTTCAGAAGATAAAAGGATTATATTCAAATTTGATATGGAGAAGCAAACTCAAGAATTTTTTGCTGAATCAAACTTATCCGAATTTGCCAAAAGGATTCATAACTTTTTAAAATTCTCTTATAAGGATGGCGATATATTTGCAATTTATGCAGATAAGAATATAATTATAGTAATGGCGGATCTTCAAGTTAAACCTTTTATTGAAAAAAATTATAGCATATTTTCAATCTAAAGAAAATTATGAGGCTTGTTCCATTATAGAAATACCTATGAAAAGTGGATAGTTTTTAAAAATCTTAAGAAAAAAGAAGAGAAAGTAAAAACAAAGGAATCCTCTAAAAAGAAGCAGGACCCAAACCAAGAAAATTCTAAATAAATGTATGGAGAAAAAAATAGAAATATTATTCTTCATCAAATTTATGTGGAGGATTCATCAATTTCATTTAAAGAAGTTTTTCCAATATTTGATGCTTCCATTTTTCCTCAGAATATATTATCAATTGATTTAAGCGGGAATCTATTTTGGACTAGATTCCCGGAATTCCCACAAATTCCTGAAATCCCGGTATTTGATATAATGGAAGATGACCATATCAGGTCGACCAATATCTTCTATAAAGATGGACGTATAGGAATTTCTCGTCCACCTTTGCAGAATTATAAGTTTGATATAGCCGTTCCCCCAGATACATTAATGACAGCTTTTCATGTGGGGGATGGCAAATCTGGATTTTCAATGGGTAACGGGACCTCTCAAGGATTCATCCCTGAGATAATTGGCATGGGTTTCGATGAGAATGATGCCGGTCTCTATTTTCTTGGTAAATCTGGTAATAATATAGAATCCGAAATACCGCTTATCATAATGGATGGAAGGGATGCTGGACATGGACCTTTGAGATCCAGACCAATATTTGGGATCACAAGTGGGGATTATACAAAATATAAATTTTTAGTCGACCAAAATGGAAACATCGGAATAGGTAAAATCCCGCAAATATATAAGATGGAAGTTTCTGGCTCTGTTGAAGCAGAAGATTTTGTTATAGATGGGTTAAGTATGAAAGCCCTTTTGGATGTAGTTAAGGAACATCAAAAAGAAATAGATACATTGAAAAACATAATATTAAAATATGAACAAAAATAAAATCATTAACTAAAAATTATCAGGGATGAATGATACAAAGTTTTATATTAGGAGCCTTAATTATTCTATGTGTGCTACTTCTAATTTCAATTATAAGAAAGCCCTTTGAATCGAGAGTACAGAATCCTTGCAGATTTAAGATACTCGCTCCTAAATACACTATTACAGATAATAAGAAGCATGCTTGCTTTAGTATAATTGTGGAAAAGCAGCATAAATATTTTATAAATTTTCCTCTTTTATTTAGATTTTATTCTGATAGTAAATTTAAAACAGACGTTAAGATCTTTTATTCAACCCCTGGCGAGAAAAGACAAATGGTTTTAGATAATCAGGTAGAGTATCTTTCCAAAACAAAAGAATTTACTGTTTATGTTACTGAAGTAATTGTAGGAAGACTATTAATAGAAGTTGAACTTGAGGTGGATCACGGAATTCCTATAATAGGATTTGAGATAATGCAAAATAGTACCTGCAGATTAACTAAAGAACACAGGATTGAACTAAAGTTCCCTGAATAATTATCATAGCATATCCATTTGCGGATTATGTCATATCTCCCATGGGTTAATATGATTAACTAAATGACCCTCCTAAAACTCACTATATGAGTTATTTTCAATATTTTAACGTTTTTTTTATTTAAATTATTTTTTATCTCGGTAAGTTTTTTTATATTTGCTTTATGAAAACAATATTCAAATCAACCGAGGAATTAGCTCAATTAACTACTGCTGAATTGAAAAAATATCTAGCAGAATTAAGAGCTGAATCAAAAAGATTAGTATCTGAGACTGAAGCTTTTAAAAAG